GATCAGCCGGTCGGGCTGAACGCTGGCGATGGGTACCGCCGCCGCCTCACGGCCATCGACCGCAATCGCCGCCAGTTCCCCGCTCCGGAAATCCGCCACGCCGGTGTCGAGCAGGATCTCGGTCGCACCTTGCACCAGATCGGCATTGGGCTGCAGCGCCATGTGCCAGAGCGGCACATGCCAGTCTCCGGCAAACCCGGCGCGGGCGAGTTCTGCGGCGCGCGCCATCTCCAGCGCATCCAGCCTGTGCCGGAAGGTGACGATCTCCCGCGGCCGGGGTCGGAGCGCGATGCGCTGTTCGCCCGCGCGCGATGTCAGCACATCGGTGCGCCATTCCAGCACTTCGGTGATCTCCTGCGCCGCCGGGAAGGGCCAGAACAGCAGCGGCAGTGGGCCTCCCACCTCAGGCATTCAGCGCACTCCGGTTGCGGCGGATGACGTTCAGGATGGCCCGCTCGCCCGAGGGCGTGGCGAGGTAGTCGCCGACCACCGACGGGTCGAGCACGTTGATGATCCGGGTCGACATGTCCTGCGCGGGTTGCGCGGGCGCGCTGTTCATCTCGACGCCCAAACGCCCGTCGCGCCCGCGCCGCAGCGGCACGATCGCCTCGGGTCCGGATTCGCCCATCAGCCCGATGCCGCGGGAGAACGGGAAGACCGTCGGCCGGTTGACGACGCCGCCGCGCGCGAAGGCTGTCAGTTCCTGCCCACCGGCGAAGACGCCGCCTTTTGCGAAGCCGAAGAGGCTGGCCAGGAACCCGCCGCCACCGCTTCCCCCTCCGCCGGAAAAGGCATTGATGAGCGCGGTCTCGATCGGCCTGAACGCGAGATCGATCAGCCGGTTCGCGAGGTTCTGGGCAATCTGCGATATGGCACCGGCGAAGGTCTGCCAGGTGAACTCGCCCGACTTCAACGCCTCCTTGATCGGGCCGGTGATGTCCTGTGCCAGTCCCTGGGCGATCTCGCGCGAGCGTTCTTGGGCGGCGCGCACTGCCTCGGCCGTCGCCTCCCAGGCACCCCGCGCCGTGTCGGCCGCCTCGCGCAGCGCCTGACCCGCCCCGCGACCGGCACCGCCCGCGCGGCCCGCAGCCTCGCCGGTGGCATCAAGCGACTCTCCCAGCCCCTCGGCGGCCGTCCGCGCGCCGTTCAGCGCGGCCTCCGCGTCAACGCCGCTTCTCGTCACCGCTTCGCGCAGGGCGGCAATGGACTCGAGCGGTGCCGTCGCCGCTTCCGCCACACCGGCCATCGCCGCGCGGAGGGCCTCGGCCTGACCGCGTGCCTCCTCCGCGTAACCGGCCAGCCCGAGATCCGGCATCGTGATCGGCTCGGCATTGAACGCCGCCTGAAACGCCGCGCGTGCTTCGGCACCGGCCTCAGTCGCCGACCCCGCGAAGGGGTTGTCGATCCGGCCGAGTTCCAGATTGCCGATCAGCGAGATGCGCCGCTCGATCCCGAGCGCCTCGAGCCCGCCATTGATCCCCTCGAGGAAGCCGTTGATCCGCTGGCCGACGCCATTGAGCATCGCTTCGACGCCCGCGATCAGCGCATTCGCCGCCTGAAACGCGAAATCCCCGATCGCCGAGGGCAACGAGCCCCAGAGCACCTTGATCGAGTCCAGCGCCCCCTGGAAGGTGTTCAGCGCCCCGTTTCCGAAACCGACCACCGCTTCCAGCGACGTCTGCAGCGCCTCGGCGATGGCGGCCTTGATGTCGGCCCAGCTCGCCATGATTGCGAGGCCCATGGCGACGGCACCAAGCTTCATGCGCTCCCAAACCTCGCGCGCGAGATCGCCGAGAAGCGAGAGCGCAGCGCCGAACCCGCCCGCGCCGCGCACCAGCTGCCCGAACCAGTAGATCAGCTCGCCCGCACCCACGATCAGCGCCCCGACCCCGGTGCGGATGATCGCTCCGCGCAAGAGCGTCAGCGCGCCCGCGAGGCTGATTGTTGCGACCTGCGCCGCGACAAACGCCGCAACCCAGCGCGCGGCCATGAAGCCCGCGAAGGCGATGCTGATGGCCGCGAGCCGCTCCATGTTGTCGGCGAGCCCGATCAGCGCCGCGGCCACCGTCGATGAGGCCCCGACCATCTGGTCCCAGGTGCCGACCAGTTGCAGCGCGGCATTGCCGATCAGCGTGAAGGCATCGCCGATGGTCGCCGGCATGCTGTCGGCTTCCTCGCGCAGCAGCTCGAGATTGCCGATCAGCGCCGTGCGGATCACCTCGCCGGTGATCCCGCCCTCCTGGCCCAGCCTGCGCAGGCCGGAGACAGTGGTGCCAAGGTCGGCCGCCAGCAGTTCGGCGAGCCGCCCGCCGTTCTGGATCACGGTGTTGAGGTTGTCCCCGCTGAGCGTACCCAGCGCCATGGCGCGGGAAAGCGCGGTCTGGACCGAGGCCGCGCGTTCGGCACGCGCGCCGGACACCACCATTGCGTTGTTCAAGGCCTCGGTGAAATCCAGCGACTCCGCCGTCGTCAGCCCCAGCTCGCGCAGCGCCGTGGCATTTGCGAGCCAGGACTCCGTGGTCTGGCCGAGGCTGGAATAGGTCCGCCGCGCCATGGCGGCGAGCCGCTCCATGACGGCCGCCCCCGCCTCCTGGCTGCCGGTGGCCAAGTCGACGCGCGAGCGCAGGTCGGTCCACTGGTCAGCATAGGCCACGAGCTGGCGCGTGCTGATCGCGGCGCCGAGGATGCCCATGACCCGTCGCACCACGGCGCCGGTGATGTCGGCCTGCCGCTCGATCCGCTTGAAGTTGCGCTCGCCCGTATCGCCGATGCCCTGGAACTCCGCCTTCACCTGCCTGCCGCCCTCGGCGACGAGGCGGACAGAGACGCGTTTCTGGGCCATGGATCAGACTTCCTGACGTGCGGGACACTGCTTGCGCGGCGGGTTCATCGGCCAAGCCGCGGGGACGTTCGGTCATCCGCCGTCCTCTGTTCATTGAACTTGCGGACCATCACGGCCTCGATCACGGGCAGGCATTCGGCCGCGATCAGCGGGTTGACCCCGAGCGCCCGCGCCATTGCCAACCCCGCGGTCATGTCCCAACCCAGAACCACAGTTCCGTCGGCGCTGGATGCGACGCGCAGTTGACCCGTAAGGCGCTGCGCCAGATCCCAGACCTGCCAGCCTTCCGGGGTTTCCGGCTGGTTCAGCCGCGCCGGACAGTCCGGGCACGGCCCTTGGCAGGCTTGGCAGTAGCGATCGCCCCCGCCGATCCACCAGTCGGCAAGGGCGCAGAGACGTTTTTTTCCTGCTCCAGCAGCAGCCCTTTCGCGACATAGGCGGACTGGAAGGCGTCGAAGGCTGGCCAGATGTCGAGGAGCGCGCCGATCCCCTCGGGCGTCACGGGGACCGGGTTGCCCTCGGCATCGCCGACACCCTCCCAATCCAGCACCGCGCGCCGCGCCACGGCCTTGGCCATGATCATCGCCAGTTCCTCGGGCCCAGCCTCGGGCGGCAGTGCCTGGATCGCGGCATCGCTACGCGCAGAGACCATCAGCGCGGTGGTCAGCGGCCGCAGCTGCAGCCGCACGCCAGGTAGCAGGTCGAGCCAGCGCGGCGCGTTCGTCAGATCGAGTGTCAGCATCAGTTGGTCTCCCGTTCGTTCACCAGCGTGATCGTGCACATGCGCCCCGCCACCGGATCCTTCGCCGCCTGCCAGTCGAAGCTCGCCTGCACGCCCTGCGGCCCGGAGATCTCGATGCGCGGGCGCGGCAGGTAGACGGCATGCGCGACCAGCGTCAGGCTCTCGCCCGAGGGCAGCGTGTAGGCGAAACTCATCTCGCAGGGCTCGCCATTGATCGCCTGGTTGACCAGGAGCTGATCGGCGAAGCGTACCTCGATCCGGCCGGTGAGCGCGGCCATGCCGGGATCCGCACCGTCGATGCGGCCGTCCGAGCGGATGGTTTCGATCCGGTCGAGCGTGTTGGCATAGGTGATCTCGGCTGAGACGATATTGCCCAGCGGCTGGCCGTTGCGCGTGATCGCCCCGTTGAAATGGCCGAAGCGCGGCAGGTCGATCTCTGCCAGCGTGCCTGCGGCGGAGGTCGTGGCGATGGCCTCGCCCTGCGCCACGAGGCTCGCGGTCGCGGTCAGAAGGCCCGAGCGCTGCATCTGCCAGCTGAGGGTGTCCAGCATGCAGCCCGAATACATCGCGAAGCGCGGCACCTCCGGCATGCCGGTCTCGATGGACATCGACGGCAGCACCCAGCTGCCCGAGCGGAACTCGTGGCTGTAAGGCGCGACGGTGCCGGTGGTGATCGGCTGGCCGAAGGCCGCCTTCAACCAGAAGCCGAGGGCCTCCGCATCGATCGGCACGACGACATTGCCATCGGCCGTCAGCGCGTCCTTGATCGGCGCCAGCGGATCGCGGCCGTAGCCGAGCAACTCGCTGTTCAGGAGCGGTTGCTCCGCCCCCAGCGTCGCGCTGGCGAATGGCATCCGCGTGAAGCCGCTGGCCGGCGGCGTGCCAT